ATGCTCTGCACTAACGCACAAAATAGGCAGAGTACTATGAAACAACGTATGTATAATAGTCTTCCGTTGTTGCAAGATTTGGTACCACTGAACTATCGTTCAACCAATCAAGGCTTCATCCTTATGTATGCCTTTTCGTCTTGCCCCTCAGTCGCCACTTGACTATTAGTGGACTTGGAGCTTTAATCAGTATGCTACACTCCCCATCGGGTTTCCCCTTTGGATAAACTGATTGACGATAGGATTATATCGAACCCAATCCTAACTTCTTGCTAAAGAAGTATTTATTAAGCGACCATTCTGGGCGCACTGGCGTATATCTGCGTGGTGGTTATATTCTTATGTCCCATCATCCGGCTAACGGTTTCGATGGGAACACCCTGAGAGAGCGTGATATGCGTTCCGAAATTATGCCGGGCCTTGTGAAAGGTGATGTGGCCCGTACCGCATATCCCGGCGATCTCGCATAGCAGTTTGCCCATATAACCACGGCCGTAAACATGAAATATGTGCTTGTCTTTTTTCTGCGGGCGGTATTTCTCCATAATTTGCAGCGGGATTTCCAGCAGGCGGATACGGGAATCCGTGCCGGTCTTCTGCCTTTTAATCTCAATCCACAGGCTGCCGTCCGCTGCCTGTACGATATGCTCGTCGGACAGCCTGGTAAGGTCGGCGTGACACAATCCTGTGAATGTCGAAAAAACAAACATATCACGGGCAAGGCATAAATTAGGTCTGTTAAAGCGGTGCCGCATCAGTTTCTCCAGGTCTTCCAGTTTGAGGTGACGGCTCTTTAACGGCGGCAGTTCGGGAAAGAGCTTCATGTAGGGATCGCGCCGGAGCGTTCCCTGATTAAAAGCCCGCTTGGTGATCTTTTTGAAGTTATACAGATGCTGGTGAACCGTTTTCTGCTGTAATCCCCGGTCTGTCCTTAAAAAGAGGTCGTAAGCCTCGTAAAAGTTCAGGTCGAGGCTGCGCAGGCTTACATCATCGGCATCGTATTGTTTCCGTATGAAGGCAAGAAGGTGGTTATACGATACTACATATATGTCGTATGCTTCTTTCTTGCGATCAACACCTACGCGCTTTTTAAATTCCTCGTTATGTTCCTCAAATAGTTTCATCAGCGTAACAGGCTTTTGGGCTACGCCTTTGAGCGCATTTTTCACAAGTTCCGCCGTGACGAAACCCTGGCTTTCCAATATCCGGTTATAATGACCGTTAATCTTTCCGGTAAGCAGGCCGATAGCCTTGTTTACCTCCAGCGCGTTACGGCTCTTTCCGGCGGCCCTGCCTCCGCTTTCGCCTTCTCCGGGCTCCCAGATAGCGGGATTAACCGAAACTTTTGTCCCTATCTGTTCATTTTCACCGTCGATACTCAGGCGGCAAAGTAACTGGCACATACCATCCCTACGGATTTTAGTGCGGTTGATATAGAATAAAATCGCAAACGTACTGCGTTTTTTCTTTTTTGTATTTTCTTTATTTACTGTGTTCATAATCTTCAATTTTAAAGTGCAAATTTGAATCGCCCTGTAATCCTTTTTTCGAGTGCTTTCATATCCTCGTCGATCTTCTCGTTCGTGATTTTCGCGTAAATCTGTGTCGTCGAAATCTGGCTGTGCCCGAGCATACGGCTCACCGTTTCGATGGGAACGCCTTGCGAGAGCGTAATTTCGGAAGCGTAGGTATGGCGTCCGCAATGGAATGTCAGCCGGCGGTTGATACCGCAGGTGTGGGCAATAATTTTTAATTCCCTGTTTATTTCCGAATTACTGTACATGGGAATCAACCGGCCTCCGGCCGCAGTATCCCTGTATCGTTCAAGGATTTGCAGCGGGAGTTCGAGCAGGGGTATCTCGTAGTCCATCCCTGTTTTCTCCCGGCTCGTTTTTATCCAGACTACCTTATCCTCCGCTATGAAAATATCCTCGTTCGTCAGCTTCCGCATATCGCTGTACGGAATGCCGGTATAGCATGAAAAGAGGAACAGATCGCGGATAAGGTAATGTTTCGGGCAGGTAAGCGGGGTTGTCATTAGTTTATCCAACTCTTTGCGGATAAGGTATTTTTGCTTGTGCCTGGGGCGCTCCGGCTCATAGTCTGCAAAGGGATTCTTGGTGATGATACCTTCGACAATGGCGTTCCCGACAATCGTGTTCAGGCGGGTGGTAAGCAATATGATCGTACCCGGTGCCAGTCCGCAGTCTATTTTCAGATAGAGGTCGAATTTATCAATAAACGACCTGTCCAACGCCGTGAAAGGTATATCCGAAAGTTTGTATTTGACTTCCAGAAATTTGGTAAGGTGGGCCAGGGCGTGCCAGTAGCCTTTCTCTGAACCTTTTTTACGGTTTACACCGATACGCTTGTCGAAATTCTCATTATGGGTACGGAAATAATCGAGCAACGTTTCCTGACCGTATGCCATACCCAGCAGGAGGGTTTTTACGTTTTCCGCCGTTACTTTTTCGTTGACGGCTGACAGCTCTTTGTAATGGGAAAGGGCGGAGGCACGGATGGCATCCAGCCGTTGATTGATCTCGTTGGCGATCTGGCTTTTCCCTGTGGCACGGCCCGACTGCCACAGGGATAGCGGCACGTTCGTTTTGGTGCTGAATGTGGTTTCGGAGTATTTTCCGATACTCAGTATTGCCATAAGGGGACATCTGCCGTCCTCTTTGATTTCGTTCTTTTTCAGGTAGAACGACACCTTTAACTCTTGCTGTTTCATAACTCTAATCATTAATGCAAATTTACCTGATATAGAGCTATTTGAAGGTATGCAGTATTCCGCCGCAGGGAGAATAAAACTCATATTTCCTGTTCAAAAGGCATCTTTTCCTCTCTGCTGGAAAAAATTGCGTACCTTTGGACGGAACTAAGAGCAAAAACGAGTGTTCTTTGGGGGTCTGGGCTTTATTCGCCATGTTGCCGGAGGTATTTTACGCCATAAAAGGCAACTCAAAAAGGCAACGGACAAGTCAGAAATCTTTGGCTTAACCATGCTATATTCTGCTATTTTACTTCCGGGCAGAATGAAGCGAGATACGGCGAACATTTCTAATTTCCAGCCACTTACTTTATCCACTTAGTTTTGCCAAAGTTTTCGGAAGTTTTTCTATCTTTGTTTAACCGAATGTTACTGCTATGGACCCGCTTTACGATTATGTTTCCGAGATTGCTAACCGAATGTATCCTACATGGGAGTTCGACGACAGTTGTGGAGAGTATTTTCAAACCGATTCTTTCCGCGGATGGGATTTCGTGCATCAGTTGGAGGACGGGCGGTTGAAAAGCCCCTTTACGAAAGAGCAGTATTTGGAGAACGCTCCGATTATCCGTTCCCTGCGGGCCATGGGTATCGACACCGAGAAATTTTGGATGGCGATACTCTTTGTCTATGATGTGGTACAGGAACGGACGGAAAATGTGCAGCAGGTTCCGACCTCGGTATTCGAGGAGTTTCGGACTTTCGCCAAGTACCTGCAAGAAAATCCCGATGCCAAAATCCGTGCATGGCGAGGGCGCGAGCACGGTGCGACCCTTGAATCCGACCTTGCAAAACGGATGTTGGGCAAGTTGCTTGCTGACAACGTGGCAGAACTCTATGCCAAGTTGTCAAACACCCGTTCTTTCGGATTGGACGGATTTTCGGTGAATCTCAAAAGTTGTTACAAGATAACGCTTGCCATCAAGTGTTTTTTGCCGCTTTTGGAAAAGTTCAAAGAGGAAGATAACCGCAGTACGAATCCCAATAAGGTTTCCTATAACAGAATGCTGTTGATTTCGCGCATCGTCTATTTCTTCGGCTATACGGACAATCCGAAATTCCTTGATAATGACGAGAGTATATCGGGAATCTGGACATCTTACAAGGATAAGGAGTGGACGACGGTAGGCGCGAATTTTAGATAAATCCAATTACATATCTGATGATAAGGGACGGCATAAGCCGTCCTTTTTTTATTCTGCCGATAAGGGGTAGTAAAAATCATGCACTTTTCTGCTATCCGCCAACTATTTATGCCATAATGAGTTATGTATGATTTTCGTAGTATTCAGCATTGAAAACGCAAACGCAGGTTCTTTGAAATATACTCCGCTTCTCGGTAGGGAGAGAGAATCCGAACCGAAAGGCCGCAGGTCGAATCGCACGGCAGGACGATGACGGGAGTTTGCCCAAGCCATCACCCGACTGCCGCCAGAGCTGGCAAGAGCTCACCAGTCAGACCTAACGCCGAGAAAATGAGATATATAACTTAATCTTAATTATATGATAGAAACAATTTAGTTTTGATAT